ACCGGCAGCCAAGATTCCACCTTCGGCTGCACCGGTGCCAGCAGCAGCAACACCAGCACCGGCAAGTGCTTCACCACCAGTGGCAGCAGCAGCCTCTGCTCCACCACTAGCAAGGGCAGCCTCGCCGGTGGATGCTGCTTCACCAGCAGCAGCCTCGCCAGTGGATGCTGCATCACCAGCAGCAGCCTCGCCGGTGGACGCTGCATCACCAGCAGCAGTTTTTCCAGCACCACGACCAAACAAGTTCTTCAACTTGCCCAGTGCGCCTCCGGCCATCTCCTTGAAAGTTTTCACTGGGTTCTTGGCGAACTTCATAAACTTCTTGAAGAATCCTTCGGCTTCCTTTGCGTCTTTGCCTGCGCCACCGCCACCGCCAACTTCGTTGCTTAATGCGTTGCCACCAAGGGCAGCCGTGTTTTCACCGAGGGCAACCGTGTTCGCTTCTACAGCAACAACTTGTGCGTCTTTTTCAGCAGCCCCACCAAGGCCGAGGATTTGCCTCAGGCCCTTACCAAAGCCACCTCCCTTCAAGTCCTTGAAGCCCTTCTGGGCCAACTTGATGCTGTCCCGCATCTTGTCAATAGTGCCGATGATGAGTTTCAACGGAGCGAGGAACATCCCTCTGGTGAACCAGACTGCGACCAAGCCAAGGATGATGTCCTTCAGAACGCCAGTGTGGTGCGACAGTTGCTTGATGATGGGAAGCCCGTCTGCCCACTTTAGGATTTTTTCGACAACTTGTGCTACGGCAGGGACAACCTTGATGCACCACGCAAGAAAATCAGCACCCCACTGCATAAATTGAATGAGGATGGGGAAGAACTGGAGAAACAGGGGGAACAACGCTTCCACCAGTGTGATGGCGAACTGGATGAGTTGGGGAAGAATCGGCAGCAGTGTGGCGAACACGTTGGCAAGATTTTTGAACAACTTGTCCAATTGACCGTTTTTGGACATTTTGTCAAATGTCTTTTGCAAATTGGTGAATAACGGAAGAAGCAATTTGAGAAGTTTCAAAGACAAGTTGTCAAACAACTTTCCTATGATGGTCAAGAAGTCTTTTAGAGCAGCAGAATTTGCAAAAGCGTTTGCCATTTTACCAAATGCGTCAATAATTGGTTGAAGAACCATCATAAGGTCTGGCAATATTCTTGTGGTAATGGTGTTCAAGATTGGTTCAACAATCGTAAAAACATCACCGATTGCAGTTCCAATAGCCATCATTGTTGGCTTAATAACGTTTGCCAATTGCTGCATCATCGGAGCAATTGAACCAACCAAATTAGCAATTACATCAGAAAATGCGTTAATTAACGGGAGAAAAACCTCACCAAGTTCGATGGTGAGGTTTTGGAAGTCGTTCTGCAACTTCTCCATCGGGTTGGCCACTGCCTGAGCAGCACCACCGAGTTCTGAGTTCACCAATTGCAAAGTGGCGTATCGGGCAGCGATTTTGCCCTGTGAAGCCTCAATCTGCTTAATGGAGTTGATTTGGTCGGTACTCAACTGCAACGAAGAACGGCGAAGTGCTGTCACACGCTTTGCCGGGTCTTCCAATACTCGGTTCAGCAGACGAGACGCGGCGTAGACGTTGCCACCCATCGTTCCTGCCAAGTTTGCAGCAGCGTTCATTGCGTTTTCCAACTGAACGTTCATACCGGTCAGTGGCCCAGAAGTAATCTTCTGACCGGTGGCAAACATATTGGCCAGTTCCTTGTTGGTAAGGAACATCGTCTGGGCCTGCGTTATCTGGGTGACGCTCATACCGGTTGAAGTTGACTGAATCATCGCAGCATTGGCAAGAATCTTGGAGTAATTACCCTCGATTCCCTTAGTGATGCCGAACTGCTTCACCAGTTCTGGGGACAACTGGTTCTTCAGAATCGTTGCCTGAAGATTTTGTTGACCGGTCAGTTTGGAAGCGGCTTCTGCTGATTTGTCAACCATCGCAGCGACACCGAAGAAGCCAACTGCCTTGGAAAGGAACCCACCTACGTCGGCAAAAGCACCTTTGATGCCGTCTGCTGCGGCCTTTGCTGATTCAACGCTGTCACCGACAACGCTCTTGAATTGCTTGTTGTCACCAAGGATAGCGATACGGATGGCATTGGCGATTAGGTTGTCGCCACCGGTGTCCATCGTCATTTCACTACCCCCTTTCCGCTAGTAGCCCTTTGTGGCCTGTTCGTGTTCGTAGTTCCTCAGTCGCCACAATGCGTGCCACTCAGTCACTTCGTAAGCGGAAATTGGTTTGTGTGACGGTGACCCGTCAAGAAGTTCCTCTACGGTTCGGCCTAACTTTTCAGCCAACTCAAAGAGAAATCTCCTTTCCGGGTCATCTACAAGCCTTTTCCCGCCCTCTCAATTGCATCCTCGTCCATACCGGACAAGCGCATTGCAACCGTGGCGATGAGTTCGATGGCCGAGGCAGCCTTGGACATCAGCATCTCGCGGTCGGCTGGCGTGAACACACGCTCGCCCGTCTCTGGGTCGAAAGTGCAGTGAATCACCAAGTCGGGCAGGACTTCTTCCAAGTCGAAGTTGCCGTTGGCCTGAACCGAGCGACCAATCATCCGGGCGCGGTCCTTGGCCGTCATTGACTTGACCAGCACGGTGACATTCCACTGCGCGATTTCCAAAAGTTCGCTTTCGATATCGTCTACGGCAAAAATTTGCTGTGCGAGATTTGACATTCCTGCTCCTTACTAGGGTTACCTAGAGGATAGTCCGATACACGGGGCCTGTCACTTGGATTTCACCGTCGAACGTCACAACGCCGTTGACCGATGACTTCAGGTCGTACTTGGTGAAAACGCCTTGGCCGAAGTACTTGATGGATGGCACACCAGCCGAACCAAGAACGAACTGGCCGGGGTCAGACGGGCCGTACACGAACTGAACGAAGTTTCCAGCAATGTTCTGCCAGTTCTCCATACAGTAAACGATGTAGTCAATTCCACCAGCAACGCCATCGGCAGCCGAGGTTGCACCAGCAGCAGTCTGGTCGTACATACCAGCAAACGTAAGCGAGTAGCCCTTCAGACCCTGAATGTAGGTCTTCACACCGGCTTGGCTGAACGTCGTGGTTTCGCTTGCGTCAATGGCAACCGGAAGTCCAGCGTCGTTGATAAATGGCGAGATGTTCACCATCGGCAGAAGCGGAACGCCAGCCGTACCAACGGCAGGCAGGACACCGGTTCCACCAATTGCCGATTCAGCCAGCGTGACGCTCGTGCTGCTGCTCGTGATTTGGGTGGTCGTGTAGCCGGGGATTCCACCAGCGAACACACCATAGGTGGCCGTCGAACCAGCGAGCATTGACGGGCTGCCGTAAGCACCGGCACCACCAGCGAGCAGGGTGCCAGCAGGCACTAAAACGCTGGAGAGCGACGAGGAACTGGTCAGGGTGCAGGTTGCGTAGGTGGAACCGGACAACTCGTATCCGAGGGCCAGAAACGCGTTCTTACCGTGATTGAAAATGGGCATTGCTATCTCCTTCTAGAAGCGGGCGAACCCGTAGTAGATGTTGGCTGTCACTCCGCTTCCGACGGAGTAGTACAGGCGGGTGTACTGCGGGATGGTTCCAACGAGGTTGATGGCGACTGCACCAATCCCGTAAGAGGTTGAAGCGTCAACAGTCAGCGTTTCCACCGTTGTCCACACTGAGCCGGTTGGCGAGGTTTGGAATTCCAGCAACGAAGAACCGGAGTTGCCGTTGGCCGACGAAACGCCCATAATCAACAGCCCACCCTTTGAGGTGGAAAAGTTGTTGTTGACCGTGGCTGCTGCAATGAGGCTGGTGGTTCCCGAAGTGATGTACTGGCCGTATCCACGCCACACGCCACCATCGGCCTGAAGTTCCATATCAGCACTAACAACACCGGCAACTGGCGACTTCAAGTCGTACTTAGTTTGGACACCGTTGGCCATATAGCAAACTGCCGGGGTAGCGTTGTTTCCACCATCAAGGAAGATAAGAACGGACTTGTTGGCTGCGAGGTTGGCAGTCCTGTACATAATTGGGTCAATACCGGCTGGTGTTCCGTCATAGAAGCCGGACAGACTGACGGTGCCTTCCTTCAACCCTTGAATGTAGGACTTACTGCCACCGGTTTGGAACGTGGTGGTTTCAGTAGCGTCAATCATCTGGCTGATGCTGGCATCGTTCAGAAATTGGGAGAGGTCGTAGCCAATTCCGGTCACTCCAGCCGAAACTTGGGGCAGAAGCACAGTGAAAACCTGTGGGGCCGTTGCGCTGTAGACACCCGAACTCGGCGTGGCGTTAAGCATTACGGAGTTGGAACCGATTGAGGTGATGACTGCCGACCACGACAGGTCTGAGGGAGACGTGATGACCATTCCAACCGTCAAGCCGAACGAGGTGACTACGCCAGTCAAGTAATAACTGCTGTTGGTGGCCGTGCCAGTGAACGTGCCTGCCGTCGAATTTGGAACCGTGAGGATGGTGCGAGTATTCTTACCGTGCTGGAAAATCGGCATTAGTTGGCCTCGGTAGTCGCAGGGGCAGGCTCGCTAGCATCCACGTCTGGCTCAGGTGCTGATTCGACAGGAACGATGTAGCCACCTTCAAGAAGCCACGAAATGTCCTCGCCGGGGATATCCGTCACCACGTCACTGGGCATAGCCCGCTTACCGTTGTAGGTAAGGGGCGACTTGTCGGTGACTTGGTAGGACTTCGGTGCAGCCTTAGCCATCTGGCCCTTCCGGTGAGCGAGGGTACTTACCCCGCAAGATTACCACCGAAAGTCCGAAATGGATTTGACTACAACACCGTACTACGCCTTGGCAGGCCTGCGATTCCTGACCTTTGGCTTGCTGACCCGGTTCGGTAAGAACGTTCGGAACGAGCCGTGACCATTGGGGCCACCGTGGACAGTCACCTCAGTGACTTCGCCATCTTTGACCTTAGCCCATTGGAAACGCCAATCACCACGCTCGCCCTTGACGAGTACGAGGTCACCCTTGACGAGGCCATCCCATTCCTCAACGTTCTCCCATTCGTAGGTGAGAGCGAGGTCTGCCACGCCTTGCGTTTTCCGCGCTGCCATTTTGTCTCCTGTGTATTTCCCTAGGGGATTCTACACAACCTTGGATTGGCTGCTTAGTAGTCCTCAGGGAGCAAAATGGTGGTGATGCTCCGGTCATACTCGGTGATGACCCACACCTTGATGCCTTCGATTTCGTAGGCCGACAGGATACGGCTTCCGTTCTTCACGGCATCGTCGTTGGAACTCTTGTCCTCGTTGTCAACGATTCCCCAGTCGCCAGACTGGTGACGGCCAAGGATTTTGACCATCTCGTAGGAAGCCTCAGGGTTGGCCTCGGTGAGGGTGTTCAGGGCGTTGGTCGTGATGACCACGTTCCCAAGGGGGAACAGAGGGGTGATGGTGTTCATTGCTCTCCTATCGTCTGGGCTTCGGTGGCTCCGTTGCTCAGGTCTTGCTCGTACTTCCTACGCACAATGGGAAGAAGCACTGCTGCAAAGTCCTGAGCGAATCTGTTCATCGCTGCTTGCTGTTCTTCTGTGAGGTTGCTCATACCCTAAGTTTACATTAGGGTTAGAACAAAGTCAAGTCAGGATTTTAGATTTCTTGCTGATGCCCGCAGGGGCAGACGAGGAACGAGCCGTTGACCGTAGGAACCTTCACGGCATCGGTGTGTTGGCATCCCTCAGGCTGCTGTTCCGGCTCCGTCTCTGGCTCAGGCTCAGGGGCAGAACCACCCAACATCTGTTCGACGGCTTCCAAAGCACGGATGGCTGCGAGGTTGGCTGCCTTGGCAGCCTCAATGGATTTCAGTACAAGGTTGAGTTCGCTCACGACGAGGGCGTAGCGACCATCGCTGTGAAGTTGATGGTGAACTTAGGTCGGTCAGTATCGTCGTAGCCGATGTAGTTCGGCATCCCCATAGGAGCGATACGGAGAATGTTGGTGCCGTCAATGGTGACGTTTGTGACCACTGAGGACAAAATTGTCCAAAGGATGTAGGCCAACTGGTAGGCATCCGGGTAGTCCTCTCGCTCACCACGAACGAGCAACTGGAGTTTTGGATTCTCAATGACCGCCGGTGCTGAACCCATCGTCATCGTCGGAGTTCCACCACCGTATTGTTGGATGAGGACGGCAGCGTTCGGGGCTTCTGCCGGGAAGCGACCAAGGAACAGGTTCCCACCGAGGGTCAACTGCTGATTGCTAGGGAGACTGGCTGTCTGGTCTTGGAGATACTGGCCCATCGAATCAAGGAGTGCCATTATTCTTTCAACGCCTTTCGGATTCTACGCTTTACGTCTTCTACGAGGTCGGGGAAATTGTCGGTAAACGGTTGTTCAAGGTACTTCGCCTGCGTTGGATACTCGTGGTAAGCATCCAAATCTTCGTGGACAATCACTGCGTAATCCACCAAATTGTCGCCGTAGGTGATTGACCCACCAACCGTGTTTTCGTCACGGAGCACGGCATCGTCAACTTGGCCACTCATCATCAAATCACCAGTGTCCACTGGGACTAACTCTTGGCTCAGTTTAAAAACGAAGTGCAGATATTCGTTATAGGCATCAACCATTTCCTCCAAAACACGCTTTGGAGCGTTTATCATATTGAACAGGTGGAGCGAGACTTCGGCAGTAAGTTCTTCGGCCATTTCACTGCCCCCTATTCAAAGTGCAGAACGGTATTGTACCCCGTCAGGCCAGTCTCATCGAAGTTGTTCTCTACATACATCACCACTGGGTACTTCAAGGATTCCTGCGTCTGGTTTGGGACAACGACCAGACACTCAGTAGTGAGGTTGGGGTAGAAA